TAATTATCTGTTATCCCCGCAGCATCGTTCATTTCAGTTTTGTATCTGTCTATTTCCGTACTGGTCAGTCCGAGAACTTTGAATAAATCCTCTCCACTTTCTGCCGCCTGAGTTACCGCCGTTCTTAGTTTTAAGGTGGCGGCTGTTCCTGTGATACCCTTCTCACTTAAAGCCGCTAGGATAGCTACCGCATCATCCATCGTGATATTCAACTTCTCAAAGTGCGGGGCTAATCTGGTTAATAGAGTACCAAAATCCGATAAGTCCACTAGCGTGTTTTTAGTCAGCCATGTGAACTTATCCAATTCTCTTGAAGTCGTGGGAATTTCCTTCCCGAATAGTTTGAACGCCGGCAGAAGCATATCAGCCATAACATCAGCACTTGACCCTGTGGCGTCTCCTAAAGCATCGAAAGCCTTTGCGCTCTTCTGGATAACTTCCATATCTTTAATTCCCGCCCGTGCGAGCAGGTCAAATGTAGCCGCCACCGATTTTAGGGGAAATGTTACATCGGTTGTAGCAAGTGCAAGGTCTCGCATATCCTTAGTGGTAACACCAAGAGTTAGAGCCGTCTGCCCTAATTCAGCGTTCATTTTCTTGGCGTCAGAGACCATCTTCATTCCCGCAATGCCAACGGCTGTAAATGCCACGCCGACAGCCTTCAGTTGCCCCTGGATTTTCTGCATAGAATCCTTGACGTGCTCTTGGGTTTCCTTCAGGGACTTATCAAATTCTGACTTATCTACCCCTAGTTTTAGAAGGGCATCGCCTAAGCTCAAAGGCATTTTCCACCTCGCTATTTAGATTTGGCATTGCATCTGCCTGTGATTTATACTATAATAAAAGAAAAGGAGGTAGAGCAATGAATGATTTCATTATCTGGCTATACATACTTGGTGGTTTAGGAGGAATTTGTCTGATTGTACTTTCCATACAGGCTATGCTCGCTCAAATAAAAACCTGTCAGATTCTAGAGGAAATTGTTAATTCTGGTGCTATACCTAAAGTATTGGAGATGCGGACTAAAAAAGTAGAAGAAGATAAAATATCTACTGGCTAGGTTTTACCACCTTTAATTTACCACCCAATTGCCCGAACAATACATCTTCAGAAACAACAGTATCCTGATTGTAATTTGGAGTGTGTTTTCCCGACATAGCGGCATTGACCCGCTCTTTCCTATCTGCCAGTTTATCGACCATGAGCGCCAGCATTTCACCAGTCCAATTCTCAACGATGTATATTGGATCCAGATGCCACTCTGTTAGGAGGAATTCAAATATCTCACCTATCGAGCTAGTTTCCCCAGTACCCCGGTCAGGCTTCCGACTAAAGGGAATGCCACCGCCATCACCGCTTCAATCGCCTTTGCCAGTTCCGCTTCCGTAGCAACAGCCTCAATGTCGTCCCTTGATAGATTCTTAGCGTAACCAAAGAACAAGTCCGCCATCTCATCAGGCATTGACACTAACATGGCCTCTACAGCCACCTCAAAGCCCTTGGGGTCATCCGTAGTTGTATTGGCATAGGATGGCAATCTGCCAATTAATTTAGATAGTTTCTTGCGCCATTCCCTTGCGTCTTTGATTACAAGGGGAAGGATGGCATGTTCCATCCCTCCCAGAATTACAGTTATAGATGCTCTTAAAAGTTTGTCTTCTTCAGTCCGTTCCATGATTCTCCTTTTTAACTACTATTAGACGGCTACGACTGCCTGATTGCTGAAACTTGCCAGCACGCCAGTTGCGGCAGACGTTACCGTGCCGAGTGCATAGTATAGTTTCAATACCGCAGCCCCTGCAATAGCTGCACCATTAACCGTTAGTTTGATAGTATCCGCACCATCCAAAGCCGCCACGCTAAATGCCCTTACTACACCAGCTTCCGTAAACCAGAACTCCAGGTGCTTGCCTACGGGGTCTGTCATATTAGCCGTGAACTGCGCATGGATGAAAGTACCACCGGGTGTCTCAGCATGGGTTGTCGCGCCAACAATCAATGTCGGGGCAACTGCCGCCGCATCCGTTAGAGAACCAAACACTCCTACATTAGAGACGAGTGCCGAGAAAGTCATCGGTATTACGGACACCTCGCCCTTCTTGTACGGAACACCGACTTCCCCAGTCGGATTAACTGCGGTGAGAACGATTACACGGGGTAAACCAGCAGGATTTATACCTACCAATGTCAACCTGTGTGATTGGAGTACCCCACCGCCTATTGTGGTGATTGTGGTACTCGTTGCCACAGCTCCGGGGATAGCCGCCGCCAAGTCAGCCATTGCGCCCTCAGCTACGTTTAAGGTAACGTCAACCTCCTGGTCTATCAGACGCCGTATGATTGTACCTTCCTCCTCCTCCACCTTGATATTCGCATTACTTGACCTGACTGTCATGCTTACGCCGTCAACAGTGTAGCCAATAACTCTAGCAAGTACCCCAATACCTAATGTAATTGAGGCATCGCCAACCAGAACATTTGCTACTGTACCCATATCTTAACCTCCTATAATTTCATTTTACGAATCTGTAATAGTGCCAAAAACACCCGCATTATCCACAAGTGCAGAGAAGGTTATCGGCACAACAGAGACATCGCCTTTCTTGAAAGGAATCCCCACTTCACCCGTCGAGTTCACACGATTCAATACGATTGTGCGAACAAACGTGGCCGTTGGTCCTATCCCTACAAGAGATAGTGAATATTCCTGTAAAGCACCACCACCCAGAGTAATTGCAGGGGCTGCTACGGTTGACCCTGGCAGTGCTATCGTTAGATTATCCAGCGTGCCCTCAGCGACATTGATTGTCAGGTCAACTTCCTGGTCAATTATTCTGCGGATAATTGTGCCGTTAGTCTCTTCGACCTTGATGTTTGCGAAACTTGTCCTGACGGACATGGTTACACCGTCAATCGTAAACCCGATTGTTACCGGACCCGCTGGATGCGGCGGAACTGACAGTGAAGTGACTGTTAATACGGCATCCCCTACTAATACGTTTGCAACTGTACCCATAATGTTTACCTCCTAACTGATTTTTATTTCGAAGAATGCTAAAACTCTAAAGTAACCTGTTATGTCATCAATCAAATCTTGTCCCTGTACCTCCTCTCTTGCGCTCTTGATATAGTAAGTGTTTGGCGCTATCACGACTGCCACATTTTGTATACCCTGAAGTGCCGAATATGTGGCGAGATATAAACTTCTTGCCCCAATTGAATTATTATGCCAACAATCAATTTGAAAACTAGGACTCACCAATGGAGGGATATAAGGCGTGCTTGAGCCACCACGCACAAATAGACCGATAGCCGGAAGTTTCGTATTCTCTGGTAAGCGTGGACAAAACACTCTCGGCAAGTCAGGGGCAAAGAACGCCACAATATCAGCGTTTCCTATAAGATACTTTCTTACTACTGCATTTACATCGGGCATCGTCATTTTAATTCTCCCAAATTGACTTGCTATTTATGATATGCCGTGTTATAATTATGTTTAGGAGTTGAGATTATGTTTAATATTGGTGACATCGCAATAGGTAATTCAATCGGCAAGCAAGGTAGCAAGGGACGCGGCAAATATATCTGGCATGCCTGTGAGAAATGCGGTAAGGAAAGATGGGTTTATTTAAGTGACCTTAAAAAGGGTATCAGTAAAATTTGCCAACGCTGTAATATCACCATGACTGGTCGCCCTCATAAACACTTCACATGGAGTGAGGCGAGGAAAAATTCTATCAGAGGTGACCGCAATCCCAAATGGAAGGGCGGGAGAACTAAGTGTCTCGGATATATCTTCATACATTTACAACCTGATGACTTCTTTTATTCAATGACTAAAGATAATGGCTATGTTAGAGAGCATCGCCTAGTCGTGGCGAAAGCATTAGGTAGATGTCTCCAATCTTGGGAAATAGTCCACCATAGGAACGGTGTTAGAGATGACAACCGAATTGAGAACCTTCAAATCGAACTTGTCAATAATCATAATCAGATAACCATCTTGGTGCGTAAAATTAAAAAACTACAAGAGGAAAATAGACTTCTGAAATTAGCGAATAAAAGGCTCATTTCAGATGCCTCTTTATGCGTTCGGTAAACTTCTCAAGAGTAAATTCCAAATCAAGTGCGGGTTTCATGTACGGGCGGGCGCTAATCCAACGACCGAATGAAACCCCAGTCTTGCGAGCTCCTGCGGTAAAGTGACCTACTTCCAACCAACCGCCGTAACCTGACGTAGAATAGACAGCCCCCTCAAGTTTATCATCATCAACGCTCTTTTCTGGTTCAGCGTCTGCTCCCTTTGCGACCTCACCCATGCCAGATACTTCACCAACTAGCGACCTTCTATTGTGTCCCGTTTTCTTGGGTGAACCGATTATCGATTCATTAAAGATAGTTACCACCGTATCCCTCATGGCCTCTCTGGAAGCGTCAAGAACTGCTCTCGTAACCTCTTCTACTTTCAGATTCAAGTCTATGGATACTGTTAAAATCAACGTACTATCTCCAAATAGCAGTGTTTGTGATGCCCGCCTACAGCATCTTGTCTAAATACCACAGAGAGGATATTGTAGTTTTCCGTTCCGATAAGTACTCTGTTCTGCTCGGTTATATCTATGTCCTGTAAAAATAACTCATCATAAATAATTACAACTTCGGCTCCGACCTTGACTTCTCTGCCCTTGCCGGAGACATGGCGGCACTTAATATCAGTCAATCCCGCCACGTCAGTCCAGACAGGCGTTATACCGCCATAAGCATCTGCAACAGTTCCCGTATTCTCCAGTACAGTACATTCGTTTATCAATAAAGAATCGTATGACATTTAATCCTCTTCTACAGTAATTCCAGAGCCATAAGTTAAGTCCATTTCAGCCCATTCCAGAGCGGGTATATCTGCCAGTTGCGCCTCTATTTCCCGCAGGTTTTTAGCCAGAGCCAGCATATTATCAACTGTCTTTTGGCTGTATGAATAATCACCACCACCGATGCTTTCACTGGAGGGATTCATCATATACATTGCCGCCCACGCTTCTAATGCAGAAGCCGCCGCTAGCTTCACAGAATCATCATTATCATCTAGAAAGCTCTGTAAATCAGGGTCACTAAATACTTCTGGAGCTGGAGGTCTGTCTCCAATCAGGAGTCGCACGCGTTCGATAAGTGTCATTCAAATATCCTCCTTAACCATCTATATAAAGGAATACGGGAAGGTGCTAACCGTTTAATGTCTATTCTGGAGACTTGTACTCGAATAAACTTGAGCATATGGGCAACCCCGAATAGATGCTCTGTAATTCTAATAGTCTCTGTTATGAGTTTCTTAAACCAGTAATTCCACAATCCGGTATCGAAAATGCCTACCGTCTCCGCAATTAACCGGATAGAGCGGGCACGTTTTATAAGAGAATCGATAAGCCCGACTGTTTCGATAGTCATTTTAATTAACCATGCTCTTTTTATGGAACTATCGGTAACCCCCACAGTATCGGGTATATATCTGATTGAGCGTAACCGTCTCAATAAAGTCTCAGTTACCCCGATAACCTCATTGATAACCCTGACTGACCATGCCCGAACGATTGATATGTCAGTAATGGCAATCGCCTCGGTAATCAATCTAATAGAACGCAACCGGCGAACTAGACTATCCGTAACCCCAACAATCTCATTGATAGCCCTGACGCTCCACAAGCGGCGTAGAGTGCCATCATTGACGTTTATAGTATCATCAGACCATCTAAGGCTTTTACCACGCCTTAACAGGGCATCTGTTAAGCCCACAACCTCGGCAATAAACCGTGTAGATACCATTCTTTTAATAAGCGAGTCGGTAAGTCCTATCGTTTCCTGAATAAACCTATTTGACCAGGCTCTTTTGATAAGTGTTTCTGTGATTCCGATTGTCTCATTAATAATCTTAATCAGATAGACTAGAAACGAATTGACCATAGTCTCTGTTATGCCAATGGTATCTGCTTTTAACCGTATTGACCTTAATCGTCTTATTACGCTATCAGTAATTCCGATAACTTCAGCGATTAACCTTGTAGACAACGCCCGCCGGATAAGGGAGTCAGTGATACCAATAATTTCAGTTGCAACTTTTATAACCCATGCCATAAAAGTGGTAACACCAGAATCAGTCAAGCCTATAGTTTCAGCAATTGGTCTACTGGAACGATACCGATTAATATATAAATCTGAGAGTCCTATTGACTCAACTGTCATTCGGATAACTGGTGGCGGCACATAAACTGACCATCCACTCGTCGAGTTATAAGTACAGGTTGCATCGTAATACCAAGTGTCCGCAGGACTTGCTACAGAATAGGTTATAGTACAATATGAGACAACTACAGTTCCCCCGCCATCTTTGACTAGATTCCAGCCTGCTGTCGATGTACCTGTCAGAGTATGAACTTTTCCAACAGAACCCGATAATGAACAGGCAGCAACGTGTTGGGTAGTACCATCGGTAAATTTAATAGTCTGCGTTGTTCCAGATGGTAAGACAAGATTTGCGAAAGTATTTGAACCTGTTATTGTAGTTGTTCCTGAACCATTTAAGTTTACTTCTTTGTAATTGGTTAAAGAACCACCATTAAATGTTGTTGCACCTGTAACTATTATTTTACTTGAGGCATTTGTCGTAAAGGTCAAACTGGTAGTTACGGAAGCATCCCACGTTGCACAAGTTATAGTACTACCAGACATATCAAGAGCACGTGTTCCTGTACCAGTTATAGATACAGAAGAAGTAGCGACTATAGATTTAGTAAGTGTATCCAGTTTTCCGTAACTTACAAAAAGGTAGGTGCATGACAAACTATCTCCTAACTGAACAGTCCCACCATTTCCGTTTATACTCACCGCATAGAGAACCTGTCCTGCGGTTGTTAGTATTGCCGTTCCTGAAGTATTTGCGAAATAAATAAATTTATTTCCGCTTCTACTCATAGTTCCAACTGGTACAAAAGTGCAATTCCCATAAAATGTTAAATGGTTTACCATTGATAAAGTAGGATTATTTGTCACACCAGTCCAATCCATTGATAAGCCATATTGTGTAGCAGTATCCACTATCAAAGTCGCCCCACTCGCAATATTACTTGATGGTAAAACCGCATCGGCAGAAGTGGGTACAGAAGCACCTGGGTCAGAACCATCTGCCAAAGTACACCACGTACCAGTACTCGACCAGTTATTATTCCCCGCAGCTAATTTGAAGTAACGATTAGCCATTTAACACCTTATCCAGAGCTTCGTTATATTGCTGTTCAACCATTGGGTCAGGCGGTTGATAATTCCATTGCCGATTTGCCAGCAAACTGTCCACATATACGCCTTTAGTAGTACTGGTTACTTTAGCTCTTTTATCGTTTAACAGCTTTTCGTACTCGGTCTGTGTCAAAGGTGTTAGAGTAGTACCATCCTGCATACCACTAGGGATACTCTTTGCTCCCGCTGGAAACTGAGCCAGACAAAATCCTTCTATGTCATCGTAACAGTCAATCTGCAAGGCTGGCGGGGCGTAACTACAAGTCCCATACCAGCCCTGAGAATAACAAGACTGTAAGAAGTCGGTTATCATCGCCTTTAGATTTGGCGGGTAATTGATTTTGAAATACTGATTAGCCATATAAAGTTACTCCGTCTTATTTATGCACCGAGCATGGTATGATTAGCGAATACCTTAGCAGAAGTGGAAGCGTCTTTATCCCAAGCCGCCGCCCATTTATAACCGTTCAGAATGGGGTCCCCTGCACCGGCGCCAGTCTTGGCTATGAACGAATGGGTGATAGCCGCAAAAGGCCCGTCACCTGTCGTATAGGCAAACGCCCAGCTTGCAACAGTCGCACCGTCTCCAGTATTGTCAGCATCAGTATCAGGACTCATTGGATAAGTTGCCGTCTTATGCTTTTCGGAGCCAGCCACTACTGTAAAATTTGAATAGGTGCTAGTTACCGTAGGAACACCACCCGCCTCATCGTTCGCAGTTGCCAGATACAGACTGTCGAAGTCGTTAGTCGGCGCTGCCCCACATGCTGACTGGGCATACCAGACGTTACCCGCAGTGGTTACGATGTTTCTACCCCAGATTCTACGCTCTTCTCCCGTCTTCTCATTAGTGAGTACGAGCAAAGCGTCATGTTCCCTCTTTCCGCCTGGTCTCATTTGTGATAATAGGTTACTTAATTTATGCACTTCTTTTTACCTCCGGTATTTAGTACAACAGACATTTTATCTTTAACCAACATCTTCTCTTTTGGCTGGAATAACTTTTTTAGAAACTTGAACATTTAATTTACCTTGTTCCAGTTAGTCCCGTCCGGTGAAATATATGTATCTACCGTTGTGTCTACCTTGACTTCATAGCAAATAGAGCCAGGACGCACTCCGGTAGGTTTCACATCTGCTGTCAGGCAGACAAACACACGTCTGAATTGGATGGGTTCTGATATTTCAATAACTGCCATGTTTACCTCCAAAACCTTGCCAGGATGGATGAGAAAGGAGAAACTCACCCACCCCGACAAGTAAATTAAAACTAACTAACTCCTTTTAGACATTGGTGAGTTGACCGTATGTTGCACGGTACTCAAGGCGGTTACAACCGAACACGTCTCTCACACGGTAGAACACGTTGTCAGTAGCGAAGTCTCCGTCCATTGCGCCGATTGACCCACCACCGATTGAAACCTTATCGCTTGCTTTCATGCAAATCTCAGGTCTCTCGTGTCCTGCCAGATAGTCGCATTCCATTGCGGCAATATCACGCGGGTCAGCGAACAAGAACCAACTAAGTACATTACCAGTACAGAAGATGGGAATGTACGGGTCGATTACAAGTTGCAATCCATACTGGGATACAACATTGGTTGTCGGGAATGGGACAGCAGTCGCAGGTACATTGGTCGTTGCAACCCACTGTTTGACTGCTGAGGTCAGGATTTGGCGAGCGGTGAATTCAAGACCCGGGCCGACAACAAGGTATTTAGCCCTGTTCATTATCGGTTCACCGTTTACGTCAAGGAAAGCCGCCATCGCTTCTACTGTATTCTCAAGATTAGCGATAGTCAGCGGCAGCGCACCTACGTTGCCTTGTGCAGCAGTATAGAGACCAGTACCAGCCAGGCAGTCCCCGCAATAAAGCGAGGATACTACACGGTGTTCAGTTCTAACCGCAGCCCTAGCAAATCGTTCCGGGGTATCTTTCAAAGCCCCTAAGTCATCATTAATCAGGGCTTCCCATGAGATGTCAAACTGTCTGCCATATTTCTTGACAGATACCGGGTAGCGAGTCTCGTTTCTGTCGCTGGCGAGATATTCGCCTTTCTCAGCGACTTCATCAAGATGCTGGTCTCCGCCGGTGACACCGAACCTATACCCACCAACTTGCGGGTAGATACGAGGTACAGTTCCCATGCGGACGAAGGATTTCCAGACCGGGTCAACCGCTTTGTAAGCAGCGAGTACCTGTCTGTCTAAAACATCACCAAACAGGTAAGGGAAGTCTGAGGTTGTCAGTGCTTCTCTCAAGAGATATTCGTGGCGATGCTGTGGTAAACCCTTTGCATTTGTGAGCAGGTCAATGGTTTCCTTCAGCTTTAGCTCATAGCCTTCAGGTTTGTTGGTTTCGGAGAAGGACTGATAACCTTTCCAGTCCTCCATAAGTTTCATTAATTCAGGCATTATTGCCTCCTGTTATTTTATTTTGTCTTTGTGGCGGCTTCCTCAGCCACTTTCTTTGTAGTTTCATAGTCTTCCATTGCCTTTTCAATAGCCAGTAGAGAGTTGCAAGCCTCTATCGCACCATCAAACATGTAAAGGTCAGCCTGAACCTTGTTGAAAGCCATCACAGCTTGCTCTTTGCCTTTCTTATACTGTCCTAACTGTGCTTCAAGTATTGCTCTGTTTACCATATTCGCTCTCCCTTTGCTACCTTAAACCGCTGAATCGTAGCAACGCACCCAGACAATGCCTTTGCTGACAATGTCCGCTATCGGGATGCTTCCGACTTTGGTACTCGCCACTCCAGCATTGGTAACATATCCGACTGATTCAGGGTTAGCAGCGGCAATTAGAGCCGTGATATTCCCCGCAACCTGAGCGACATTCAGCCTCCAGGCGTGCATAGATGCAGGTGGGCCGGCAAGTATTGCCTGATGCTGTCCAGCAAAAACTACCCTAGCGTCAGTTTGAGTAGTCCCCGCCCAAACACCACCTTCAAAAGGAACGATGATGTGACCAGCCTTCAGAATATTTTGAGCATCCACATTTATCCATGAGCCAAAGTTATAGAGATGCCCAGTCGTGTTAGCAGTAAGATGCCCTTCATGATATCCACTAAGACCCTCGGAAGCACCGCCATTGAGAGTAGCTAACATGGATTTGCCGTAGCCACCACTAACTACAACAGCATTGTACATAGCCAGCGCAGCATCCACTGTCGGGTCAAAGTGAACCTTAACGGCGATAGTGTCCGTGTTGCCACCAGTTATAATACCCAGGGCATAGCCAAAGGGCAGTTGAGTGGCTATACTGCTAATCTTGCTGACAACGCAGGTGGTCTTATTGATAAACAACTCATCGCCACCAGCTACGGCACTATTGCCAGCATCATCTCTGGCGTAGACATCTATTACCCAAATTCCCTCGGTGTCTACGGCAATCAGGTCTGTCCCAAGCACCTCAGTCTTGAAAGCAACCCCAACTATCCTTCCGCATACTACGGGCAAACCTTTTGTAACTAGAGAGCCAGCGTGGGTCAACTCACTGGCCAAGAATGTGACATGTCTACCTTCGTAGGTAGAAGAAATTTCGTCTCCAGCAGTCAGCGCATCTGCTACTGGATAAACTCCAAATGTTGGCATTGTTTACCTCCTAATATTAGATTGTGCGGGATTATGGGGTCGGGACTATGGGACATTCGCCGTGAACCTTGACAGCAATAACAAGTGCTGCGCCTTGTCCAGTGTGCGGCTGAAGTACCCACCCGAAACTCTTGTTACCGGCTGCATTGCCATCAACGAGTAAACCAGCATTAGTTATCCACACGTGTTGACCTACTATCATGGCGGCAGCCGCCGTAACGGAAAGATACCAGACACCCTCTGTGTCGATTGTAACCCAGTCAGTCGCTGCTAATGCAGAATGAAAAGAGACGCCGACTAGGGATGCGACACCAGTACATAGAACCGGCTGCCCTTTGTTCACAAGATTATCGGCTGCCTGATTGACGTGGATTAGATTAGATTCGAGAACGGAGACATGGCGACCCTCATAGGTTGAAGAGACTTCGTCGCCTGCATCTCCTGCTACACAAGTTTTATAAGGCATAATTTTAACCTCCTAAGTAAAATATTTGTTTTGATTATCGTGATTTACCTCCCGTTGACAGCATATGGATTGTAGTAGGCATTAACTGCAACTTCTGGTGTTTGTGCGCCGCCTAATCCGTTGCCCACCATGTTATGCCTCTATGTCTGTGGTGTAGAACCAGAACGGCCACATCCAATGAACTTTAACGGCAATAACCTGTGTAATGGGAGCACCTTGTCCTGGATCGGCAATGGGTTCAAGCGCATAGCCAAAAATAGCGTATGAGGTTGACCACTCATCATAGATCACCCCCGTGAAACTAATATAAAGAACTTGACCTACTACAATAGTGCCGAAGGAATTAACTCCGGTATTGGTTACTGATAAGCGCCATATACCCTCAGTATCTACAGGTATTGAATCCGTTGCCGCTGTTGCTGTTTTGAGTGCTACTCCGGCGCCATCAAAGAAGGCTACGGGATCACCTTTTTGAACTAGGCCACCACCAGGATGAATTAGACTGGATGCTTCGATGTTTACATGCCTACCCTCGAAAGTGGAAGAGATTTCACGTCCGGCTACAGCTTCAAAAGGATTAGTATAAGGATTAGCCATGCTTCGCCTCCTTCGCTGCCTTCATTTTTGCCAGACGATTATCGAATGCTTCTTTTAATTTCTCCGGTTCTTCAGGCACTTCTTCGGGTTTGCATTTAAGCGCCCATGCTATGCGTTGTTTTACACTCTTGTCCATGATTACCTCCCACTGACGGCGGTCTCTAATTGCTTATCCGACCACTCCGGATGCATCTTTTTCCAACTCTCCCTAAGAGCCGCTTGGTCTTTTTCGGGATTGACAGTTGTAGTGCCCATACCTTTGACCTTTCCGGCTTCTGCCAATGCGCTGACATAATCCTTTTCGGACTTGACAGCTTCAGCTATGCCTTCACCAGTCTCGGCATCTTTGAACCGCTCAATCAATCTCGCCTTCGACGGCATTGGCAATTCGGATTCGCTTACGGCTTTGTCTATTACGGACTTGGCTTCAGCTTTCCTTTGTGCCTTTTCCGACTCGGTAATCTTGGTTTTGAGTCCATCTCGCTCTGTGGTAAGTGTAGTTATTTGTCCTTCTAATACTGTGATTTTTTCTTCTTGTTCTCCCAATTTCTTTGCCTCCTGTAATGTTTTGGCTTTAACCTCAGTCTCGATAATCTTAACCAGGTCAGGACGCCGTTCCTTTAATGCCTCTATATTTACAAGGTCAACATCATTCTCTCGGTCAACCTCATACATTGTAACTGTGCCGCCAGCACCCGCTTCGGTTACAAAATCCACTGAACGCACTCTTATAATGCGTTCGATTATGTTGGTTTTAATGCCTTCTATAGCGCCTTTAATAGCCGAGCCGATAGCGTTAATAGAAACACCCATCTCCTGTAGCATATTCTGGTCTCTTAGTTGCGCTAGTTTCGCTTGTAACCATGGTTCAACGACTACCGCCTCGCCAATGACTTGACCTTTATCGTCTACATGGACATTTTTGAGGGTAGCAACCCAATCCTTTATCGACCGCTCAGGACGGGCTTTATCCTCCGCGTCTGTCGGATGGTCAGCGTACATTTTAACGCCTTCAAATAGTTTATAATCCCGTTTCAGAGTTTCAGGGGAGTAAAATCTTTCCTTTGAACTATTGAGTCCGGGCTTAATCACAACTATTGTGGCAATACCCTTCGATGATACAATCGCCTCTGAGAGTGAACTGTAATCAGCCAGGATAGTGCGACTTTCAGATTCTTTAACCCATCGGGGTATGTCTTCATCTGCAATATCAAGATTCCGATATTCAGTACGGATTTTACTTTTTACAGAGGTTGATTCCGCAATGGGGATTTCTACCCGTTGCCCCCTAAAGCCGCCCGGTGAGAGAGCCGCAGATGCACGTCCTAGTTGTGTCTTGGTAACTTTCTTATCAAGTGATTCCCACAGTAATAGTTTCCACGTGGCAGGTGCTTCTGCATTTGGAGTATACGCAAAAGCCTCTTTAGGAAACTTCACGCCGTCCTCAGTCTTCATAAGTTCCTGTTCTTTTAACCAAGCAAGAGTGGCGGTAGCTTCTTTGATAGCCTCTTTCATCCTTCCCTCATCGGGGATTTCAGAAGATAGAAGCTCCTGGCAGAGTTCCACTATTTTCTTAATTCTGCCGGCATCCGAAGCGGCGTTACGTTTACCCGCCTCTTGAATTATCTCTGCGTAAATAGGTTGTAATGACATAGGCACCCCCTTAGATTCTTTAGCGACCCACTCATCGTCTTTCTGTTCGTATTTAGTTTTAACAGCCGCCCACGCAGTCGCATTTGCCTTACCTTCATCGCCTTTGTATTGAACTATGGCGGCATTAAAAGCGGCGACAAATATCTCGATAGCGTGTTTAGGTAAACCTTTGATTCTCTCTGGCGGATTCTCTACTGTATATGGCATATAAATACCTCCTAAAATTGGATAATAAAAAAGCCACCCCGAATGAGTGGCTATAAAACAAAAAGAAGAACCGATAAACATTTCTGCCTATCGGTTCTTCCGTAAGACGAGACTATGCTATTTTAATTTACTGTGGGTTTAGTTTTATAATTTCTGTTCTATCCTTAAATATTAACTGTATCTCTTTTTCTGATATTTCAAAGCCTATAAAAATATCCCAATCAGGGGGGGATTCTCCGTATTGGGGATGGGTTAAGAGTTTTAACAGTGATTCGTTACAAGGGTGTGCCTTGATTTTCTCTAATCCCTTTGCACTATAAAGCATATCGTGAAAACGCTCTATAGTTTCAAACCCATTCAGTATTTGTATCATAAGGTTCCTCCTTAACCTGAAACTGTCTTGCTATAGTCTATGACCCTATTTTTTATTAAGTCAAGCGTCCCATTCCGTCCTATCGGGTCATGACGATGCACTGCAAGATAATCAGAATATTGTTTCGATGTAAAAAGATTGCTTTCCATCAGGTCATCATGTTTATTTATCCAATCGGTGAATTTCTGCCATTCGATAAACATAGACACGTCTTCTTCTGTCACGTGTTCTATGTCGATTCTTATTAACATAATCGGTAATGGACAAACAATACTCAATTTACTCAATCTATTATTATGTAAATAACATAATCTTGCTACACATCTAACGTAATCCTGCCCAAATGGATTTTCAGTCTTGATAAGAAGCTCACTATACTTTTTAACCTGCTCTACTGTCAGCATAAGGTTCCTCCTTATTTTTCCACCACATCTAAATCACAGAGCATCCCGAACATCAACATCTTTTCGTTTTCCGTGAGTCTTTCCCAAATCTCAATTCCTTTATCCTGCCCCTCCCAAGTCAGCCTCCAGCTTTTCTTGCCTCGTCTTTCTGCAAGCCCCTCCGCCACAAGTTCTTCCAATGCAATTTCGGAATTCTCAGCAGATTGCAATATTACTTTTTTCATTTAAGGTTCCTCCTCTAATCTAGTTTTACCGTCCTCTCTATTGTTATTAGGCTTGGTTTTCCCGCCCTTATCTGAATCTTTACACTTCCATAATAACACGGCCAATCTATTTTATCAAGGCTCTTTTTAAGCTCAATATCATTCTGGTTTTCTATCTCAAACTTGTCTGTCATATTATTGTTCCTCTAACATCGCTGGGGCAAGAGTGCATCGGCAATTAAACGGGTCAACCCCCGGACAAAACATCGAGCCATCAGGAAAAGGTTGATTTATTGGTATAACACCGGCGGCTTCATTCTCCTGGTGTGCCGGTCTGACATCAGCATCGCCAACAGTTACCCATTGTTTACCAGTCACCCCCATACCATTCATCCTGTCGTAACTTGCGGTACTGAGTGCAGTGTTGGTCTCTGTTTGTGCTATTAGTTTAGAGCGGTATTTGCTCATGTCATCAAAGGTATTCCGTATATCACGAGCTAATCCGTCAATCCCCCGCTTATTCTGAATCCCGTCGCTGATTGTTTGCGCTAGTCTGGTTTTAGTTTCATCATCCATGCGGGTGATCAGCTTAGCAGAATGAGACGTTGCCCAGTCTATGGCCTTCTGGATGGGCGGGCCTTCAAATTTTATTGCTAAACCTAATTTAGTTGTCCCATAAGATACCATTTGGGCATCCCCTTGCAAATAAGCTCTAACTAAATGACTACCCACAGTCAGCCTGATTTGCCGGTGAAAGGCTGCTAGAATCGGGTCAAGTAGATTATCAATATCTTCTGGTAATGGCATTATTGCTCCACATTCCTAGAATAAAGTTCACTTAAATCAGGCATGGCTTTATCGAGGGCATCAAAGTATTTTGCCATTGTCTTTTCAAGATCACGCTCTAGTTTGGCGTTTTGGGTGTTTTCGAGGCTTCCGGGTAACCTCGCTTCCAATAGCGATAATATCCCGTTTATCTCCTGCATCACCTCTTGATTCATCTTCAATAACTCCTGTACCTTTGCACTTCTGGCAGAATAACCGTATTACGCCACCCTGATATTCCTTAACTCCTGAACCATCGCAAGCTACGCAAATCACACTAAACTCCCTTTATAGACAAACAGATGTTCCTTACCGCACGGGCAAGGTAAATCTTCAAATGGTATATCGCTATGCTGTGCAAATTCCTTTTCATATCCACACGGCATTGTGATTGTGAACTTACCGAGACGGCATCTGTCCATTAAATCTACGAGCGTTTGTCTGTCTTTAACGACTGCTGCGGTATACGATTCCGTTGTAGATTGCAGATATTCACTGACTGTTATCCTGCCCTCAAAACCTCTAACTTCCAAGTCGCTCCTTTTCTGCCCTCTTTGCTTTCACTTTAAGGACGGCATTCAATAGTTCACGATCTCCATTACGCCCAAAAAGAAGATGGGCAAATATCCGACATATCCAAGCGTTCATTCTAAACTCCTCTTGTATTCCCTTAACGCCTTAATTAGTTTAACACTGGATTCCTGTGTGGGTTTAGCTACTTTACTCAAAGCGTCCAGCACTTCAGCAGGGTCATTTACTCCCAACGCTATCAACGCCACCTGCTTAACATCGTCTGATTCCGCTAGTTCCGGCATAACAGTAAGTATCTGTCCTAACGCCACTGCTACTGCTGTCGCATCTTCAGGCGCTATCGCAGGGAAGTCTCTATCCACATACCACTTGTCTTCAGGTACTTCATTATGCTCTAATATCAATTCGTCAATATCGTTATAAGCTCCACCCCAAATCGCCTGATAGCTCTGGAACATCTTCATCATTGGTAGTTCAACCGTCTTCGCGGTTGCCAGGTTGCCTATTGATATATCCCCGAAGTATTGCTCAGGAATACCTACTGCCGCACAGATTTGCATCTTAATCATCCTACCATCGTGATAGGCTGAAGAGGCTCCCGACTCTGTTCTAATGGGTGTGGTGTCCGACCCCATATTTTCAACCAGAACACTACCGGCGTTAGGAGTCTTATCGTCGAGCTTGCCCTTAATGGCTGTAACCGCCGCCTGACCGCCTGTGACCTTCGTACGCCAGGCGAAACGGGCGAGGGCTAGCATTACCGCTATTCTTGATGCTAAGAACCGCCTGTACTGTTTAATCCAATCTAATGCCGGTAATAATAGCGGATTACCCCGCTGACTAATGGTATTGTTTGTCAGGTGATAGATTATGGCGTCCTCAGTCTTTTTAACCGAATTGCCGTACATATCAATCCCGGCTTCGTCTCTGACATTGGTGATATTGCGGTAGATGCCAGTGTGCACCTTACCAGTATTATCCGACCAGTCTCGCCTGAAGTATTTCACATCCTCACTATCATCGGGATTGGTGATTATCTCCGTTATCTCCAGCGGGTCAATACGTCTGATGATTGACTCATTACCTAAAAAGACAGCAAAGAATACTTCGCCATCTACCAAGAGTTTGTCAGATGACATACGCTGTCCTTTAGGCGATAGGACTGTTTTATTCTGCCTGGCGTTCCAGAAGGAGTCAAGAACTTCTGTAACCTGTTCGTCATCGGCACTCCATACCATGCCGGTACCGAAAGTATAATCAGTCCAAAGCCTAATAGACTGTTTAGCTAATGGATCCTTGAGGTAGTAGAGCCGTGAGAGTAGTAAGTTTTCTTTACGGACATTAGCAGTGATAATATCGCCGGTGCCGCTACTCAGGTTAAGCCAGCCTGAATCTTCTATTTTAAGTTCCTGCTCAACGCTGGACGTAGCTTCTCTGAGAATATCCTCTAGTTCGCCGCCCACTTTAACTGTCTTTTCTCTTTTCATAAGTCTAAATCCACCTCATTCATTACCACTGAGTCGTAAACTAGGATTGCGTCTCTCTCTATCGGTTCAACTTTACCCATGATGGCGTAACGTCTGGCATCGGTTCCATGCGACCATATATGAGTAGTCTTTTCGGTAAGTCTGCCATTCTTATCGGCAACAAATCTTAGATTCCGCATCTCTTTAATGCAGTTTACGGAGTCCTTTGTCCAGTATTGATGATACTGCCTGACTCTCTGGTGTCCGTACTCAACACTGCCGGCGCCCTTTGGGGCCGCCTTGATATTAAAGCCGTACTGGTAAATCTCTTCTATGCTCTTAGGTTCCGCGCTATCGGCATATATCTCGTCATAGTGCTTTTTAACACCGAGTTCGTCCATCCGGTGAGCAATGGCGTCATTGGTTAAACCTTTCTCGTAAATCAACTCCTGGCTGTATAGGTTATCGTCCCTGATGACATTTTTAATTAATGATGTCGGGTCATTGGAGTAACCGAAGTCAAGTCCGTAGAAGGCGTCACCCGGGGGTAGTATTTCAACCTGGTTGAATAGCGGATATACAAGCCCTTCGATTTTACCGAGCTTACCTAGTCCGTAGATTGACCACCAGTTAGGGTCCTTATCTTTGTTGCTCTTTATGTTGGCAATAACACCTGGAGGGAGAACATCGAGTGCATCTAAAAAAGTCGAATGGATATAGGCGTTCTCCGGTTGCCCTATCCAATATTCATGCGCCCAGAACTCACTAACGGGATTCCAGTCGACAAATGTAAACTTACTGGTGCGTATATCCAGACCCCTGGCGGTTTCCCACGGCACATTATTACCCTCGTTAATGAAGAGGATATCCCGGCGTGGCCCGCGTACCTTATCGGATTCATCAGCTCCGAAGAACTCTATAACGCCGTTCCCAAAATGATATTGCGCTTCCGTTTTGTTGTAGGCGTTATCATCGAAAGAATCACCGAGAATATTCTTGAAGTCCCGTATGCACCCTCTTTTCAGATGCGGCATGGACTCAGAAACAATTGATATTAACAGGTTATTCTTGGCGTGTTGTGCAATGAGTATTAGTAACTGGAGGATTGAATAAGTCTTGGAGCTGGCAGTCCCGCCCTCATTAAGTGCCCTACGTTTCCCCCTGCGGTATGCCAATGCATTCTCTTCATAGATTCTTGTAGTCTCCACACTTACGTGCCTTCCCCTGCTATAATTTCCTCAGTCAATACCTTGGCTGTATTGGATACTACATTGATTGTCGGTTTAATCTCATTACCTTTACTGGTTACATCAACACCCTGTGTAACCTTCCCCTCTATTCTCTCAATGATAAAGGTGTACTCGGATAGTTGTCCTTTAGCGGCTGACTTCCAAGCCGATAGTGCGGCGGCTTGTGCATAGGTTAGTTTCTTTGCGTCAATGGGTGCTGATATAGACTTATCTGCAAACTCTTTTAACCATGACGTTATGCAAACTTCCTTACGCGGGCGTCCTTTCGGATTCCCCGAAACGCCCTTAACAAACGGTATTCCTATAATTCGCTGTTTATCAGCATTCTTAGACATTGATTAACTCCGCTTTCTTTCCAGTAAAATCTTCATAGCGTTTGATTATGACATCGCAGTAATGTTCGCCTATTTCCATCATGTAACATCTTCTACCTAGCTTCTCACAGGCTATTAGTGTGGAGCCTGAGCCACCGAAGGGGTCGAGGACTGATTGCTTTGAATATAGCTTTATGAATTTACAACATAAGTCTACTGGCTTAGAGTATGAGAGGTCATTCCCCCCATCTCTGCTACCAGTATATAGCTTTGAATATTCCTGTTTCTCTAGTCCTTTATTTGGGTCGAGATTGCCTATAATGGCAATATATTCAATGTCGGTCATCAAATGGCTGTTGTAATTCGGAGCGATATTACCCTTATGATATATAGCGAGGTCGTAATTTACTTTGTTTACCTTAGCTAATGCTATGTATTCACCTATCAGGGGCTTGTTGTGAAAGTATATATTAACTAGCGCATAAAGTATAAGACTAGAAGGGTCAAAACTATCTACCTTGTTTTGCTTAACCTGTTTCATACTATGGGAGTTTTGAAAAACTCCCCCACCTTCTGTCTCCATTCGATAAGGTGGATCAGTAAAGACCATATCCGCCTTCTCTCCCCCCATCAATCTCTCCACATCCTCTTTCTTGGTAGCATCCCCGCATAAGAGTCTATGATTGCCTAGTTGCCACATTTCCCCAGTTTTACAGATAGTCTCTACTTTTTCAGGGATAGCGTCATCATCGGTTAAGCCTTCTGTCGGTTGATGTAATTGATTGATTAAATCTTCAATCTCCTTATCATCAAAGCCCGTTATCTCAATATCAAACGCCCCGGTGTCAATCTCCTGAAGTAAATCCTTTAACATCGGTAAGTCCCACTCACCTGAAATCTTGTTGAGTGCCAGGTTAAGTGCCTTCTCTTTGGCGTCTGATAAATCAACTATTGAGACTTCGACTTCTGTCTGTCCGATGTCCTTTAGAATCTTTAATCGTTGGTGCCCGCCGACTAAGTTACCACTGCGTTTGTTCCAGACAAGAGGTTCTACAAGGTCGAACTCTTTCATTGATTTAGCAAGTTTCAGATATTCAGGGTCACTTGGTTTTAAGTCCTTTCTGGGATTATATTTAGCGGGTTTAATATCAACAATAGGGATGGTTTTAATCAGCATAATGCCTACCTAGTTGCTTATCTTTGCTATATGGTCTGAAAGTTCCCTGATTCCGTGTCGCTGACTGTGACACCTTCCGCACAACATCAGGCAGTTGCTTTCGTCTAGCGGGTCGCCGCCTCTTGACCTGAACTTTATCTCGTGTTTTGATAATCCTCTCCAATCCGGCCACTGACCGCAATCTTCACAAAATCCCCGACAGCGTTCTAGCAACTTCTGAGATAACTCGCGTTCCCCTTGCTTTTGAACTATCATTTTATCACTGATTTGTTTCATGTTTACCGAGAAAGGTTTGATTCTAAAATAAATATTAGGTTTTACACGTTATAGTGTGAATATGGACTTGACAATATGGTTAGACACTGTTATCATATAGATAGTTAGAATAAATATAAGGAGAGAAACAAAATGGATTACAAAGCTATAATTAAATCTACAACTACGTACTCAAAAAAATGGCAATGGGTAGTCAAGCATCTCAAGTGTTCCAAATGTGGCAAGGCTTATGACGTAAATCGCCCTGACTACGACAACTCAGAATTTGTATGCTGGACTTGTTATAAGGAGGCATCTAAATGACAACAAAAGTAATACCCGTCTGCCCTAAATGCCGAAAGCCTATTATAGATTTAGGTGGGGGAAAAGATTATGCTTGCCCTCACTGCCTAGTGAAACTAAGCGAAATATTGGGGGTATCAGTAAAATGAAATCATACATTTGTACTCGCTGCGATTGGGAATGGATACCACGAACTGACAAACCTAAGAACTGCCCCGGGTGTCACTCGCCTTATTGGGACAAGCCAAGGGTGCGAGAATACTACCCGCCAAAGGACAAGGAGGTCAAGACAGATGTTAGATACGGTTGCGAAAAATGCGGTAAAACTTTCAAGACTGCTCGTGAATGGCTTAATCATCGTAACCTGTTTTGTTCCTCTACCAGGATTAGAATCCTACGTGGTCAAAAATAAACACACAGGAGGTTAAATAATATGTACTGTCTATATTGCGGGGAATGTTGTAAGAAGATGAGTCCTATTTCAAACCCCGAAGTCTGCCCCTTTTTAGTAATTGACGGTACATTCTGCTTTTGTAATCAGTATAACCATCGACCCAAAGCGTGCGTTAATTATGATTACGCAATTAGATTCTGCCCTATTGGTATGTCTATATTGGGATTTACCTACCCCAAGGATAACAATAAAATTATAGAGCGCATAGATACGGGATGGGAAAAAATTAAGAGTAAGAATCTAACTGAATCGCTGTAGTCAACGTACAGGCTTCAAACAAGAGAGGGTGGCACATTGGCTACCCTCTTACTTTGTGTTTAGTCCTCACCTGAAGTCAACGCCTCGTACTGCGTCTGGAGTTCAGCTATATCTTCCCGCAAGTCCTTAATCTCTAACTGTATTGACCTGATAGTATCTTCAAACTTGATTAGGTTCAGCTCATCATCTATGTTCATCTTTCTTGTACCTCAACTGTACCCATGCCCACCATCCAATGATTGATGTTACAATGTCACAGGTTATACCTATCATTGCCAATATCCAGAATTTTGTACACCAGGGATCGTTGTAGTAAGCTAGTGCCGATAAAATCCCAGTGAACAGGGCTATGGCCACCAGTACTATATCTACCGCCATCATCAGGGCGGTTTTCAATCCTAACGCACGCAGGAGGGCGGTCATCGCATACCTCCAGTCGTTTAGTGCCGTTCATTGTGCCTCCAAAGGTCAAACAGATAGCAGGTCAAATTACACACGATTACGCATATCACTTTCTCTTACCTACACAATGATCGGTAGCACATAGCCGGCGTATCGGTTGAGTCCTGGCAGTAAATACTTTCGCATTACACTCTAGGCATTCCGTTTGGTTATAGCCAGGATGCAGTTGAGTTCTACCATCTTCATTCATTTCTTGATGAGGTTCACCTACATTTAATACTTCCATAAGCACTTGCCTTATTAAGATTATTATGATATACTAATAATAGAGGTGTGACGTCGGATGTCAATAACGGACACGAAACCTATCATGCTGCCACTAGACCTGCATAGTATCTTTGCTCAAAGACCACGGGCGACAGGAAACCAAGTCCTGGCTGCAAGCGCTGCCGTTTGTAGAATATCTCAATATACTCTGTGATGTCCCGTATAGCCTCCTGTCTGGTCCTGTACCGGCGGTGATGAACAAGCTCCTGCTTGAGCGTCCCCCAGAAACTCTCCATCGGCGCATTATCATAGCAGTTCCCTTTACGGCTCATCGAGGCCTTCAGCCCGAACCGTTCCAGGATATTTCTGTACTCATGCGAGCAATACTGACTGCCTCTATCTGAATGGTGAATCAGCCCCTTGGCCGGGCGTTTGGCTGCCACAGCCTTAAACAAGGATTGACTGACCAGATTCCTGGTTAAGCGCTCTCCCATGGCATATCCAACAATATCAGCGGAAAAGAGATCCTTATGAGCAGCTACGTACAGCCAGCCTTCGTCAGTCGGCACGTAGGTTATATCACTCACCCATACCTTATTC